CCAACATTTATGTTACTAGTCATCATATAACCATTCAATATGGCCTTGTCCTTCTTAATAGTGTTCTCTATCCTATTAACAGAATACTGCATTACAAACAATCCCATTGCCAATGAACAAATTGAGTCATCATGAGCACCATCCATGTGGTCCATCCTAGCATTATCTCCCTTGAAAATCCATGTATTTAACTCATTAATAACCCTAGCGGAACGAATCTTGAACTCATTGTTACGAACAAGACCAGCAAAGTTTGCAAGCACTGGATACCTATTTCCTTGGAAATGAAAACCTGGCAACTTATCCGTATAACCATCATAATTCTTCGTTGACCTCTGTACCATGTAAGTCTTCTGGTTCGAATCCTCATAATATAAATTCTTGTAACCCATTTGCAATAACGTAATAATTGCAGCATCTCCTTGCCCTCCAGTAGCATCAACCACGATATACGCATCATTGTACATCGTTGCATACTGATAACAGATTGCACCTATATCATCACCTAGTTTCTTGCCGATGTACTCAGCAACTTGTTCAATAATTGGTAGCCCATTTTCATCACGACCATCCATGTCAATTATTTCAATGGCTGTGCGGTCAGCAGCAGTACCTCTAGATGGGTCACATGAAAGTATATATCTATGACCATCAATTGGTTTCTTCCAAAACCATGTTTCCTCAACTATTGGGTCTTTGAAATCCTCAAGTGGCTCACGAACATTAAGAGTCTCTTGCATTTCGATGAATTCTGGCGCAATGACGTTATCGGCTGAACCCATAAACGAAACGTCAAGTTCTTGTGCAATCTTAATGGAGTCATTATTAAATGAACGGCACATGTCTAGATACCAAGGACTTTCTGGCTTCCAACCTCTTCTTTCTAAATCTCTCCAACGTTCTTCATCATACTTAACACTACCCTCATTATCTACTATTGGGTCTTTATCATACAACCATTCACCGCTTTTTTCATCTTTCTTTTTCCATACCAAGAACTTATTGAAACGTGGGTCTTGATACCAACGGAACTGTACCGCTGTGAAACTATTTTCATGAGCTAGTGCTTGACGATATGTATTGTAATACAACTCATCCCTACCGTTTGGCGTACTAACCATTACAGTTCGTGAATTAGGATTTGAAGCCATAGTAGCAGCCGCAGTTGTATAAACGCTTATACCATCTTCAATAAATGCTGCCTCATCAAGAATCAAAGTGGATACGGCTGAGATACCACGAGCAGCGTTAGGGCCACTTGCACGAGCAATAATTCTGCATCCGTTAAAAAGTTTCAGTTCACTTTTTGCGTCCTTGATAAAAATTGATTTAAGGTTCTTTTCTGAGTTTGGGTCGGTGCTGAAAAATTCACTTCCCCAAATCCATCTGGGAACTTGTTCGAGGAAATCGCGCACTTTCAATATGATTTCGTTTGCTTGGTCTAGTTTATTTGCGATACAAAGAATTGTTTCTGGTGCGTTTTTCGATGCGAATGCGCACTCAGCAGCAGCCCATGCGCTAGACAGTGTAGTAATACCGCACTGTCTTGGTTTGATTGCGATAACGTTTCTATTCTCTGCCAATGCTTTAAGGAATGCTTTCTGTCTTGGAAAGCAATGAAACTGTGTCTTTTTACCTTTGGTTGCATTGAATGTCGAGAAGAATTTTTCAATGAACGTGACTCTAGATTTATCGGCATAGCAAAGGACATATGTGCTTTGTGCCTCTTTGTAATCAAATATCATAACTTTTTCATTTTATGCTAGTTATTTTTAAATTAATTTAATAAATAGTTATTAATTTTGAAAAGTACTAGTTTTTATTACTTCAAGTAACATTTTTTCATCGGTTATTATATTATCTTCATATTTTTTATCAGAAAAATACAATAATTTAACGCCATTTTTTTCACAAAGGTCTAATTTACAAGCATCTCTTTTCTTGACTAATTCTAAAGATTCATCGTCGGTAATTTTTTTGGAACCAAAATTAGAACCTATATAATGTTGTTCTCCTTGACATTCAATAGCAATATTATATTTTGGTAGATAGAAATCTAATTTTTGTATGCCTAACCAACAAAACCTTTTTTGATGAATATATTCAATATCCTCTTCATCAAAGAAATTAATTAGTTTTTGTTCTAACTTACTAGACTTACACTTTGGACATCCTTGTTTTCCATATATGTGATTACTAATAGTTTGCCAGAATTTTCCATGTATAGGACAAATTATAGGTATTCTACCACTTTCATCTCTTTTATGTACATCTACTAAACTATAATCATATCTGCCTTTATGAATATTAAACGCTAATTCTTCAAATTTTTTTTGTGACATCATTTTACTAATACCTTTCCGTTTATTACCACAAATAGGGCAACCATGTCCTTTCATCAGATTGCTAGGCATTAATGAAAATTCACCATGTTCTTTACAAACTAAAGTAACTTTATGCTTATAATCTTTATAGTTTAATTTTGATAAATCATATAAATCTCCAAATATATTTGATAATCTTTCTCTCATGTCATCTTCAGAGATTCTTTGTTTATTAGCCATAGATATTTTTGAACACTTATAGCATCCTTGACCCATTAAATGATTAGTAGGCATTTGCCAAAATTCGCCATGTTTTGGACAAATTATACATACTTTAATTTGGCTTCCTTTATATTCAACTTTTGAATAGTCGTATTTATCTCCATGTACTTTTCTAGCTTTTTCTATAAATTCTTCCGTAGTTAACTTATTTGGCATATCTTTTATTATTATTTTATCATATTTACAAAGATATGAAAAAAACTTGAAATTTCCAAAAATTTTGACCAGTTATTTTAATAAAAAAAAGGGCAACCATTTCTAGTTGTCCTTAATTGCTATATAATCCTTTGTATTGTTTCCTAATTCGTCTTTCACAATATCGTTTTCGATATTATAGACTGATATATTAGGCTCTTTTGAGAGTCTTCTATATATTGCCGATATTGACTCGTCGTTGACTCTTCTGCCCCCACCACTATAGATGCCTCCAAACTGATTTATAAGGGCTTTGTAGAGCTTTGTTCCTAGTCCCTTGCCTCTTATGCTGTCAGATAGAATAATGTGAATCTGAGGCAATCTAAGGGTGTCTTTTTCACTCAGTCTAAGAGTCACTATTTGCAGTTCTATATTGACAAGGTTTCTTGGTATTTCCACTCCGTTAACAATGACTATTGCATCAATACAGTTCGGTTTAAATGAGTTTCTGCCTCCATTTGCAAATATTATGTCATTTTCGTTTGCATTTAACAGAAGTCCCTCAAAATCCATCTGCTCAAACTCGCCATCCTCTTCAATCATATCACCGTCTTCATCATCACCATCTAATTGGAATCCGTCTAGTTCTGCTGCTGTGAAATAAGAGTCGTTAATAACAGACTTGTTTACGTTCCTAGCATTTATCCTATTTGTGAATGCCTCATAGCCACTGTCATATGTTGCGGTATCAATCATTGCGCCTAGCAGTTCATTTCCTTTCCTAGTGTTTGAAAGTATCTCCTTTGTTACATTATTGAAATCGTCTGTATTGAGTTTAATGTATGAGGTGAACACATATGGAATAATATTCGTGTCATCTATCCTTCCAAACATCATGTTCCACATCTCAACGCCTAGTCTCATATCCCAAGGTTCTGCTAGAATGAAATCTGACTTGCTTATTATATATCTAGCCTTGTCCTTATCCTTTGGAAGGCTGTGTGCTGAGAATAAGTCAAATAAGCCCTTAATTGTCTCTTGCAGCAATAATGGGAATATAATACCTTGTGCCTCTATGACAGGTTTATCATCTTCATTACCAACATGTGTCTCAACGTAAGAGCCTTGCATTGGTTTATCATCTGTAAGTTCTTCCTTCTTGATAAAAAGTAGGTAGTTGTTGATGGCGATTATCCTTCTATAGAGCGGCATCAAGTCCTTATTCACTTTATCTATATCGTCTCTGTATAGACTTTCCTTTCTAGAGTAGGTGTATGAAGCACCTTGTATTAGGGAATTTATGAATCTCCTTTTTTCAATCACCTTATTTGAGAATTCTATGTCTTCTATGTCATCGAATGTATATCTTGCATCACCTTCTGATTCTGGCTTCACCCTCACTGCATTCTTAAACGTAATTCTATCAGTCAGTTTGCAACTCAAGTTTATCATCTCACTAGGAATTGCAAACAGTCTGTTCACTGCATTTTCACAGATTCTCTCTAGAACGTCCCTAATAGGTCTTTCAAGGTCTTTACACGTTTTTAAAAGCGTATTAAGTTCTGTCATTAAGTAATCCTCATCCAATGACTCCAAATTCAAAGATTCAATCTCATCACAAACGTCTGAATAGCGTTTCTTCAAAACAGTATAGTCAAAAGGATACTCACCACCGTTGGGGAATGCTGCATTATCCCCCAATGATGTTGTATGTGTTTTCACCATACGGAATAGAAATTTTGGTAGCATCCTTTGCTGTCTTATTGCATTGATGGAACTTTCATTAAGATATATTTTCTTCATTTAAAGTCTTTTAAGAAACTCCTTGAATTCGCTTTTTGTAAACGGAATTGAATTATTCCTCATTTCCATTATTCTAGATTCATTTTGAATTTCACCATTTGTTTGTGGTTTGGTGAAAGTAACTTGCATGTCATCATTGTTTTGGTTCTTTGTCATATGTTGAGCTTGTGCAAGTTGTTGACCTGTTGCATTAACTGGAAGTTTCAACTCCAT